TTGGATGGAACTTAACAGATGGAAATCAGTATCAAGATCTTTGGGGATATGTATTAGGAACAAATGAATCAGGGGTTCCGTTAACTGGATCTAATACAGTTGGAGATCCTAGTGTTCCCGGACGAGATATGACATACGCAGTATGGCGTCGCATCATAAATAACTTACCATTGTTATTAAAGTCAAAAGGGACTAAACGAAGTGTACAAGCATTGCTTTCTTGTTACGGTATTCCACAATCTTTGATAACAATTAAAGAATATGGAGGTCCTAGACTAGATAGAGCTCCCGTATATGAAAAATTAAATTTTGATTATGCTTTAGATTTAAGTGGAAGTTCTGCGGGTAGTGTAAAAATTACGTATACGACTACTCCAACTGATATAGAATTTCGATTCCGTACGGCTAATGTAATTACAAATCCAACTATTCCATCTACAATGGAATTATTTGATATTAACGGCGGACAATTATATGCTACTATAGATTTTACTTCGGGCACTAAAGGTACTATTTCATTAAACGGAAATGCATCTACTCCAATAGAAATGTTTGATGGAGGATGGTTAAGTGTATTAGTAACATATGATTCAAATACTGGAGATTCGTATGCAGTTGTTAAACGTTCTAAATACGGAAAAATTGTAGCAGAAACATCAGTGACGGCCTCTGGAATTACTATTCCTGCTGCTTCAAGTACATTGGAATTTGGAGGAGCGACTAATGCTGCTAGATTAAAAGGACAACTTCAAGAAATACGTTTATGGAATCGTACGTCATCAATTGAACCATATTTTGACAATCACGTAAAAGCGCCATCTTCTTATAATAGTTCCAATCCATACAATGAATTATTGTTTCGTTTACCATTAACACAAAAAATTAATCACGCATTAACCGGTTCGTTGCAAGGAGTACAGCCAGTAGCGGCTAACTTTAGTGCATCGATGCAATCATGGTCTACTGCTACTCCATATGATTCAATCGAAGAAACATATTATTTTGATGCAATATCATTGGCTGCCGGAACGTATGATGATAATAAAATACGATTAGAAGACAATGAATTAGTTGGAAATTTAGATTTTGTAACTAGAGCTGAACGCAGTCAATTTGATAAAGCGCCATTAGATAGTAAAAAATTAGGAGTATATTTTTCTCCACAAACAATGATTGATGAAGATATCATTGCACAACTAGGATTTACTGAATTAGATAGTTTTATTGGAGATCCGGGAGAGACTGAATCAAAATCATATCCTAGATTAATTCAACGTGCGCAATCGTATTGGAAAAAATATGCAGAAGCAAATGACATTAATGCTTATATAAAAATATTTACATTGTTTGATTTGTCATTTTTCCGACAATTAGAACAACTATTACCGGCTCGTGCTGATAAATTAACTGGTATACTTATACAACCTAATATATTAGAACGAAGTAAAGATGTCGCATTGCCTAAATTGTCATACGAAAACAATGTATACAACGTAACTTTGCAAAGTGTTCCTCCTACTGCATCTGGAGATTATTTACAATACATAGGCGGAATTGATGGTCGTATTTTAACAATATCCGGAAATGATGATGATCAATATCAAGCATATTTAACTGCATCTGACGCACAAAGATATAATGGTACTACATATTCATATGAGTATCTTGTATTTGATGGAAGTAGTTACATAACAGCATCTACCCCATATTGGCGTAGCGAAGCTTTTTGTCCTACAATTTTTACAAGCGTTGCATCTGAATATCAAATTACTTCTGCTAGTTATGTAGCAACATATACGGGGGTTACATATGGATCTGGCTCATATGGAACTAGTAGTTATGCTACTGTATCTTATAAATTTAGTGGAAGTATTGCACAAGTACAAAATTATTTGCCAGCCGGAATTAACAATCAAAAATATAATGGATCTAAATTAACATCCGCAGACTTTAATATCAATTCTACGCAAACTGTAGATGGCGGTCCATCAGTAGAATGGAAGACTGCAAATCCTAATCAGTTGATATATCAAACCTTAGGAGAACAAGGAAGTTTTGTTTTAGTATAAATTTTAATAGTAGATATTTATTTTAAATAGGAATAAAATATGGGATACTTAGATAATAGTTCTGTAACTGTTGATGCTATCTTAACTCTTAAAGGCCGAGAATTGCTAGCAAGAGGCGGAGATGCATTTAAAATTACTCAGTTTGCTTTAGGGGATGATGAAGTAGATTATTCGTTATGGAATCCAAATCATCCATTAGGAACTAACTATTACGGCGTAATCATTGAGAATATGCCAATAGTTGAAGCAGTTGCTGATGAAACTCAAGCATTGCGTTACAAATTAATTACATTGCCAAAACAAACAACTAATATACCGGTAGTTACGGTAGGAAATACTGCTATTACTTTATTAGCATCTGGCGACGCTTCGGCAATTTCTCCAAATACTAGCAATTTAACTGGAGGTAATTCTAATTTAGGATATACAGCAATATTATCAGATTCTACAGTTGCTGATATTCAAGTAACACGTGCATTACAAAATTCCGTGTTGCCAACTAGTCCTAGATTTATTGGAGATAATGAAGACGCACAAAGCGTTGCGGTTGCTGGATTTGAATTCCGAGTTATAGCAAAAGCACAATATATTGAAGATAAAACTGCAACCATTACTATTATTGGAAACGAAACTGGTGGTAGCGTTACTATTAATTTAACAGTTAAAAAAGTTACTGCAGTAACAAATAATGCAACTAGTTAATAAAGAAGTAAATATGAAAGATTTTATTAAAAAATTAAAACAACAACCTAAGCAAGGCGGATTTCCTCTTGGTAATCAATCCGGTAATCAACAATCTGGCGGAGTACGTGGCGGCGGTTTACTTCAAAGTCAAAATGTAGCTGCTCAAGCAGGTGCTGCATTCAATGAACAAGTACAACAGTTGGCTCAGCAACTTGCTAACGAAATAATTGCAGAACAACAGCAAACTACAATATTAGCAAGAAACGGACGCGTATATACTAGATTTGATCAAACTAATGATGTAGTATCTAATCAGACTGAAACTGTCACTGCTGGGTTATGGAGCGATAATGTTGCCGGATTAACTACGTATTTTTCTTCGTCAGCACAAACTACATCTCAGAGAAGATACTATGTAGATGTATATCAAGAAACTCCTAGCGCCGATGGCGCAGCTGTTCAATTTGCTTTAGCATATGGACATGCATTAGGAAGTGGCTCTTCAGCCCAAGGTACTCAAAATGATTCTCCTACTAGAGCCGTTTATTCTCAATATAGACAACTTTTATTAAGTGCAAATCAATCTAGATTTACGACAGCTGGATCTGGTAGTACAGATTCCATATACGTATTAAATTTTAAAAGAAATCGTTTAAAGGAACGTTTAGATGCTGGTAATTTCGAACTACCTTTATTATCAATATCTACTCACGATGTTAATGCAACTGGATCAGTTACAGTAGGCTCTAACGTAATCAAATTGATAGATGATTCTTCAATTGCATCTGCAACTATAGGAGATTCTGGAAAAGTTTATAACGTTGTATCTGGTTCTATAACAAATGGAGTTTTCAACTCTACATCACCTGTATATTATGGTTTAGCTTATCCAGACCATGGCGTATTGGTATTAGATGGAAAAATGTTAGATGGACAATTAAGTTTTGCTACTAATTTAAGTGGTAGTACGACTGCCGGAGCAGAAGGTAATAATCATTTCCTTTTATATCATTCAATTTCCGGATCCGGTGCATTATCTAATCAATTTTTAGCAAGAAATTCAGAAAAAATTACTAGTACACATTATTTCGTAAGAGTAAAAAATGCAGAATATAATTTTTCAAACAATCCATCTTATGTAACTGGAAGTGTTGGGCAGATTTCACAAACCACATTTATCGGAGATCCTAAAACTTATATTACTACGGTTGGTTTATACAATGATAGTAGAGAATTATTAGCAGTTGCTAAATTAAGTAAGCCATTATTGAAATCATTTCAAAGAGAAGCATTGATTCGAGTTAAGCTTGATTACTAAAACAATCAATGATTTGAGCCCTGTTATATTTATTATAAATGTAGCAGGGTTTTTACTATTATGACAAACGTAATAAATAGCATAGATATATATCAAGGAATCAATCCAACTGTTTTTAAAAAAGTGGATTCTAGCGATGTATCTAGCAATCCGTTTCAGACATATAAATTGTGGACGTTTTATTCAGGCAGTGCAACTTCAAGTTGTTTGCCATTAATTGGTATTTATTCCGATCCAAATAATCTTCCGGCATTAGATTCAGATGTTGCTTATAATAGTGCATCCAATGTAGATGGAAGTTTAAGATCCGTAACTTATTTTTCTATTAATCATCTTTTTTATAAAAATAAATTCGAACCGTATAATACATTTGGACCGACTAATTTAAATCGCACTCCAAAATTTTTATATCAAACCGCATCTGTATTATCTATACCTAATATACGAGTCGGTGAAGGAATAAAACCTGCATCATTTCAATTTACTGGAAGTGTAAATTTAAGTTCGGATATGTATGGTAATGTAATAGAAACTGCTTTTAATACAGCATCTATTGTTTCAGAAACAAAATATTACGAAGGTTTTAATGAATATTTTGATACGACACGTATTACGTATGAAAGTCAAAACGTAACATATCAGCCCGGAGTTACAACTACAACTGGAGCAACTTCTTCAATTGGATTATCGGCTAAATTCAATGGCAACGGTTACATAAAAGATGATATATTAGGACAATATGATAGAAGTACAGATTATAGTATTGCATTTTTTATATCTGGCGCAAATTCTACAATAAATAATGAGTTAGTATTAACTAAAGCTTCTAGTAGTATTACTCCAAAATATCCGTTTCGAATAGAATTAAGTGGTAGCAATCAATTAATTTTTTCAGCTGCTGGTAGTACTACATTTAAAACGCAAATTACTTCATCTACTTTTGTTACTGCATCTTGGTATCATGTTGTATGTCAAAAAACTGGAAGTAATTTACAAATGTATATTAATGGTACGCTGCATGCATATGCTAGTAGTACGTTATTACAAATGCCGTTAGGCCCATTTACTTCATCTGCAAGAATTGATAACAATCACCCATTGTATATAGGAGGATATTCCGTTACGTCGAACAATTTACAAGGGTATTTAGATGAAATACGAATTTATACCAAAGCATTAACTGCTACACAAATTGGTTATTTAGCAGATCGTACGCAAGGCGGAACTATGTTACAGACTAACAAAGTTGGTAACGTATTTGCTAAACAAGGAATGACTGTAATATCCAGTCCAGATTATCGTTACAACAATATTTTAACCGTACCATATACTGCTAGTTATCGTAGCACATTAACAATGTATGAATTAGGAGTTATTACTCGCATTGATGCTGGCGATTTTAACTTATCATTGAATCCTAGTTTAACCATGGATGACGATGTTACGTATCAAACATTTGCTAGTTCCAGCGTATTTTCTCCTTACATAACTACAATTGGCTTGTATGATAATTACGGACAATTGTTGGCAATTGCTAAATTAGCACAACCTATTAAAAAACGAGACGATGTTGATATGAATTTTTTCATACGACTTGATATTGATAAAAACATTTTACCGGGATAATGCATGATACGTTTAAAACATTTATTACGAGAAATGTCTGATTCGGATATTCGTCGTTGTTTGGATAAAATTCAAAACAAACAATTCAAACTTATAGCACAAGGAGACAACGGCCGAGTTTATGAAATCAACGATGAAGACAAAGTATTTAAAATTACCAAAGAACAAGATGAATATGAAGTAGCACGTAATATCGTGAATCGTTATACTGAATTTACTACGTTTATTCCTGTTTATTACGTTGATGGTAAAAATATGTATATCATGGCAAATGCAGAACAATTACCCGTACGCATGAAACGAGAAATAGATTTGTTTATGCAAGATTTTGCCGTATATGCACGGGGCGAAGGTGGAGAAGTTTCCATATTTGATTTTTTAGATGAAACGGATTCTATAGATCCTCGTTTAGATAATTTTTTAAATGCTCTCAAAACCGACGTTAATAGGATTGGAATACCGGAATTTGATTTAGATTTAGATTTTCGATCCGATAATGTCATGACGTGGAACGGAAATTTAGTATTAGTTGATTGGTAATATTTATTATATATGAAACAGAACCTATTAGAACGTATTATTAGAACAATGCTTTTTGAACAAAGCGAAGTTACTCCGATTGAATATGATCCAGAAGATATCCCGGTAAAAATTACATTGATGAATGGTGCCGATAAAACAACTGAAAGATCGGAATACGAAGCTGCAGGTGCGGTATATGGATTTGATGTAAAAGTTATTGCAAAAAAATTCAAACCGAAACAAGAACCCGGCACGGATAAACAAAAAACTAAATTACCGAAAGTACGTGCTTCTGCAGATGTTTTATTTAAATCTATTAATGATACGTTAAAACAACCACAATTTGCTAAAGCATCGAGTATGTTAAACAACAATCATAATGTGTTGATAAGTGGCGATTTACGACCATCTGCTAGAGTTTTTTCTTTTCGATGTTGGGTATTTGACCGTGAATTTTTTGCTAATCAAACTGAATTGTTTTTAAAGAAAGATACAACAACTAGACCCGAAGATAGTGTACAAATATTCGTACGAACCCCCGAACGATTAGGCGATTCTTCAATAAATAAATTTGAAAATGGAGAATATTATGCGAAACAGTTGTTACTAAACAAAGGTTTAAATCGACAAAATGTAGATCCAATTGGATTAAAACAATATGAAGAATGGTACAACAAATTAAAAAAAATTAATATTACATTGCCAACCGTAGATTTTACAAAAATAGATATTAGCAAATTACCAGAAGCTCCCGTTGTTGAACCGGATGCTCCAATTGAAAAAATATATTCTGTCGACATGGGTGGTAAAGATGTAGATCTTTTTAGTAAAATGGAAAATGAAGAAATAACAGTTATTTTTACATTATTAGCAGATAAAGTTTTAAGTAAAGTTACAAAAACGTTTTTATTTACAGGAGATATATTAGATGATAAATATGAACAAGATATAATTCAATATGTAGGTTCCGTAACAGATCCGGTTACGATGAATAAACTATTTATTGGAACGATACAAGCTGAAGCTTATAATTCCGTTACTCTAGAATTAGAGTATCGTTTTTGGCAAGGAACAATTACTGATTTTAAATTTTGGGAAGAAGCCGGAGGCATAATGAAAGATTACCTAGTATCGGGAGATGTAGAAAATGGAGTCTTTGTAGATTCAGCAACGATAACGAAGCCGAATGGAAAAACTAGTACTTGGAAAGAATATATAGATTGGAAAAAATCTAATTAGAATAAATATAAAATAGTTATGGCAAAAAATCATTGGCACACTGCCGGCAGTACTAAACGAGCAGCTGCGTATAAATACGGTTACAAATCAGGATTAGAACATGTTGTAGCTGAACAAATAAAATCAGCTGATTATCCTTTGAAATATGAAACTGAAACATTAAAATATATAGTACCGGAGCGTCAAGCAAAATACACTCCGGATTTTGTATTTGTTAAACGCAACGGAGAATTAATGTTTATTGAAACAAAAGGACGTTGGACAAGTGCTGATCGTTTAAAAATGAAACACGTATTAGCATCTAATCCTAACATTGATATTCGTATGGTTTTTCAGACTCCTACACAAAAAATATCAAAAAGCAGCAAAACTACATATGAAGCTTATGCTATGAAATTAGGTATAAAACATGTAGCAAAAAAAGAAATTCCTGCAGAATGGATGGCGGAATGTTTGAAAAATGGCGAAGAAGTTATAAATGTTAAGAAATTTTTTACGTAAAGATTTGAAATGTGAAATATTTTTAATACATTCATGTAAATTAATGATACATTAATTATAATGATTGATTCAGACTTGAATCGATCGTTAGACCAGAAATGTAATGTATGTGTCTAACCAATATTATTAATTATATTATATTAATATATAAATTGGAATAATACTATAATATTCTTATATTATAAGTAATGAAAAACATTAAATTATTACAATTACTAGAATCAGTATTAGGTAAAGGTAAATCTACATCTGGTGATAATATTGCATTCTTTTCTCCGTTTGTTTCTCATTATAAACCTAAATTAGAAATCAATATTAATACAACTTCCGAAGGTGAAAATGCTTGGCATTGTTGGATATCTGATAAAAAAGGACGGAGCATTGCTTCGTTATTCAAACAATTAAATTTACCAAAAGAAAAATTTGAACAATTATCGCGCGTAATTGAATCTACGAAATATAGAAATGTAACTTCTACAGAAACAAAAACAGAATCAATTCAATTGCCGGCAGAATATAAACCATTATGGATTCCGAAAAACACTCCGGATTACAGAAATGCAATGCATTATTTAAAAAATAGAAACGTTACTATATTTGATATCTTAAAATATAGAATTGGTTATTGCGATGCTGGGGAATATTCCGGAAAAATAATTATTCCTAGTTATGATTGTAACGGACAATTGAATTATTTTGTAAGTAGAGCTTTTTATAAGGCAGATCAACAAAAACATAAGAATCCTAAAATATCCAAAGACATTATCGGATTTGATTTAACTATAAATTGGTCTCAACCGATAATATTGTGTGAAGGTTCATTTGATGCAATTGCAATTAAACGCAATGCAATTCCATTGTTTGGAAAAATTATTCAAATGAACCTTCAGAAGAAAATCATACAAGAACGAGTACGAGACATTTATATTTGTTTGGATGCCGATGCATTGAAGAACGCAATTAGTATTGCAGAAAAATTCATGGCAGAAGGATTAAATGTATATTTCGTTGAATTACAAAATGCAGATGCTTCGGAATTAGGGTTTAATAAAATCAATGAAATTATTGAAAATACCGATGTTTTAACTTTTGAACGGTTAATGCAATTGAAAATGGGAATACTATGGACATAAAACATATCGATACAGGTTTACAATGGATTGACAGAATATATCACGTTTCGGACGTGCATATTCGTACATTGAAACGACACAAAGAATATCGAGAAGTATTTGCAAATCTATTTGACTATATTGCGTGTAATTGCACCAACAATAGTATTGCTGTAGTTACTGGAGATATTGTGCATAGCAAATTAGATATGTCTCCGGAATTGATTGATATGCTTGTTGAATTTTTTGACG